ACGGGGATCATTCCAGGCTACCAGGGGCGGGGCCGGTAGGGTCTATTACAGATAATCAAGAATAAATTTTGCATTTAATGCTTGCGTGCTACTGTAAACCATGGTATAATGTAAGCAGGGAAAATATCAACTTCAGAAGGAGGCTTTAACAATGGTAGAAGCAATTTATTGCTTCGAGTGTGGGGGAGAGAATACCCGATAGCGAAGATATGTATAACATAGGAGGTGAAAGCTACATTTGCGAAGAGTGTCGCGACAACCACTACACGTATTGTGAGGATTGTAACGAACTAGTGCACGAATACGATATTGTAGCGGTTAACGACAATAATGACTTCGTTTGCGAAAACTGCGCTGAGTATTACTGCAACTGCGACCATTGCGGCAACCTATTCAGCGAAGAATGTCTCGCCGTCGACACTTATTATATAACCCTCTGCAGCGATTGCTATGACGATTACTACTTCATCTGCGAGGATTGCGGCGAAGTGTACCACGTGGACAACGGCCGATACATCGACGACTGCGTCTATTGTGAGTCTTGCGCCAGCGACCATGAGGTCGACATCCTGCCTTATAACACCAAGCCAACTCCTGTGTTTTTTGGCGGTGATAGGGCTGGCTATGGCGTGGAGCTAGAGATTGACGACGGCAACGACAGGCAAGACGCGGCCGGAGATATACGAGCCGCAGGCGAGGATCACATCTACATCAAAGACGATGGATCCCTGTCTTATGAGGGAATGGAGATAGTAACACATCCTGCAACCTTGGACTATCACGTCAATCATTTTCCTTGGGCCGACATCTGCCAAACAGCTGAATCTTATGACTATCGTTCCCACGATACAGACACCTGCGGACTACACATCCACGCCAGCCGCTCACTTTGTGGGGATACTGAGATAGAGCAGGATTTAACAATTGCCAAAATAATACTACTAGTTGACCGCTGGTACGATACTCATATTGTGCAATTCGCCCGTCGGAATCTCTCCAAAATGCAACGTTGGGCGAACAAGCCCAACGCCGACATACGACCCGAAGATTGCGACTTCGACGCCGTGAGTAAGTCGAAAAAAACTGCAGACAGCCGATATAAAGCCGTTAATCTGTGTAACTATAGTACGGTGGAATTCCGGTTCTTCAAGGGCACGTTGAAACGGAATACTATAATAGCTTCAATTCAATGGGTAGATACGATTATAAAGCATTGCCGCAGGACGCCGCTGAAAAACTTGTTTAGCACTACTTGGAACGATATTTTCGGCAATACCGGGCACGCAGAACTAACAAACTACCTACAGCAACGCAATCTGTACAATGTAAAGGGGGATAACTAGCATGTGCATAATAGCAATTAAACAGGCCGGCATAAACATGCCGGCCATAGCCACAATTGAAAACTGTTGGTACAACAATCCAGACGGCGCAGGTTTTATGTATGCCGCCAAGGGGACAGTCCACATCGAAAAGGGTTTCATGAGTCTAAAAGCTTTTAAAACCGCTTTAAAACAGCTTGAAAAAAGTATTGACACAACAAACACGCCGATAATATTGCACTGTAGAATAACTACACACGGCGGGACATCGGCAGGGAATTGCCATCCTTTTCCTGTCACCGAAAAGCTGCCGTTGTTACAGATGACAAAGTGCAAAACACCGCTTGCCGTAACACACAACGGCATGATCGACATTAAACCGTCAAAGAAGGATATTTCCGACACTATGGAATACATCCTTACTCAACTTGCGCCGCTGTACCAACTGAAAAAAGACTTTTACCGACAACCTGCCGGAAAAAAACTAATCTACAACGCTATCAAGTCCAAAATGGTCTTTCTAGACGGCAACGGCAGGATCGAGACTGTTGGGGATTTTATAACAGATAAAGACGGCATGCTGTATTCCAACACATCTTATAAGGCAAGGACTGTCTACTACGATTGGGATATTTGGGAAGATTATTCTTTACAATGGTATGAATCCGAACACGGGAAATATCTATCCTGGTTGACCGAGGAAGACGGGTATATACTATCCAACGGGAATCTTATATCGGCCGATTACTACCTTACAGACAGAGAAGGCAACCTTTACCTGTACGACATCGAGACTGATACCGCTATGCCTATAGACGGCACATTGTACAACCACGCAGGCATGCCTATAAACGGTTTCCGGGAGGATTTTGCCGAATACGTGAGAATAAAGAGGTGATCAAAGAATGTGGTTACTACTTGCTATAATATTGTTGCCGATTGTTATCTTGATCGAAGCAGCAACAGATAAAAAGAGATAATGGGCCCATATGGGCCCTTTATTATCTTATTTTCACCACAGACCAACTCCAGCCTCTGGTCTCTTCGGTCTCCGGCCTGCTCCGATCTGCTTACGAAAGTTACATAGGAAAGTTACATACGCCTCTGGATGAAAGTTACACACGAAAGTTACACACGAAAGTTACACACGAAAGTTACATAGGAAAGTTATACAATTATACAAAGCGAAACAGACCCCGAAGGGTCTGTTAAAGTTGTCTGAAAGTTACAGAATATTCTGAGTGGGAACGCACCAGAGGCGATTTAAGCCTCGAAAGTTATAGGGGGTATATCTTTATACCTAAAAGTTACGTTCGCCTCTCTACGGGGCCCCTGTGGCTTCACAGGGGCATTTTAATCGTCTATGTCGATTATATCTTCCGGTATCCCCTCATCCAATCGTTTCTTGATTTCCTCTGGAGATCTTGCGTCACCAAGTGGGTTGTTTGGTGTAACGATATGCTCCTGCTGATCCTTCATGCCGTAATAGTTCTTGGAGCGGAATATATAAGTTACTGGATTAAGTTTACCTTCGGCCACCAAATTGGCATCATAAGTGGCTATAATGTCCTTCGCCTTTTTAATGACGTGACTGCGAAACGGGGTGCTGCCCTCACGTCCAGTCTCCCATTTCCAGATGGTCTCTCTCGGATACCCAAGTGCAAGGCACATACCTTCTACTGTCGGTAGTTTCCCTTGCCCAAGCGTCCGCTGAAAATACTCCGTCAACCTTTCNGCNATCTCCTCATCCGTCACCGCTTTGGGTTTAGTGTACCAGTACATAAGCTCTGCCCCTATCTGCTTGGTCAGTTCGGGGTCTATATTTCCTCTATGCTGAGGAGGTTTTGCATGACGACCTCGCATATCGACTTTACCGTCTTTCGTATATCTCACAGGCCTCTTTTCACTCGCCATATCACACCAACCTCCTTTCTTCTGCCACTTTCCGTGTCACCTTACTAACCAACGTCCACAGCTTGTCCTGTTCCCACCCTAATTCAAGTGCAGTCAAACGCACGTTCTCTACCATAGTACCTCGCTTACAATACACCCTTATTATAGCACACCTGTTCTCCTCATTCAACCGCTCCACCACCTTCGCCACAGCGTTCCAATTCTCCCTATCGAGTGAGTTCTCTAAGTTCACTTCCTTCCCTTCTTCCATCGCTCGACAGTACCAACGCATAAGTCGATTCACATAGTCCGCATAAAACGGTTTCGCTGCCATTCTTTGCACCAGTCCTCCTTCTTTCTTCTCCACCCTTGTTCACCAAGGATCACCTGTGACCTTACGGACTTACGGAAAAAGCCCTATCTCTCTCTATATATTATATATATATATATATATTATATCTATGGTAGAGAGAGTATCGTAAGATCGTAAGGTTTTTCCCTCAAACCCCTGTCCTGTGGGCCTTTGACCGCCTTACGAACACCTCACGAAAGGCTCATTTCCTTACGAACATCGTAAGGATTTGACACGCACTGGCGATCTGTTCACCATAGACACCCCCTTTCCATTTGTATTTAGCACCCCGTTTAACCGTATTTTCCAACTTCTGATAGAAATTCCTTACGGAAAACCTTGCGGAAATCTTACGGAACAGTCGGGGTATCGTAAGGATTTTTTATCACATTTCTTTCACAAAACACCGTTGGGTTTTGCCATTTTTCCACATCGGCTCAACCTTCAGACCAAAGAAATTCTTAACTTCTGAATTGAAAATTCGTTGGGAAATGTTATCGCCTTCTCCTGTCAGGTTAGTCCACCCTTTGAATTTCGAATACATTTCGTTGGCTGATTGGTCAATAAAATCCTCCATTTCTAAACATTCGTCTTTAATCCAGCGGCGCACGGGGGTGAGTTCGCTGAAATATTCGGTCAAAAGTCGATCCACTGCTTTAGGCTTGGTGAAACCTCTCTGGTGCACCAGACGGCGATAGCCCCTCAGTGCCATATTAAGCAGATGGGTTAAAGCTTCGGGTGTGGTGATTTTTTCTTTAATTTTAGGATCATAATTCGGGTCATCTCTGGTAAACTTAGCATTAAACGGTATCATGATCAGACGCTCGGCCATGCCAAATGACGTGTCCCATACCTTTGGTATATTGTTCGTTGCGAAAATTAACTTTGCATAATTTTTCAGTGTGAATGGATTTTGATTCTTTCGCTCGACTGTGATTGAGTCTCCTGATATAAGTTTTTTAAGTGTAGCTGTGTCTTTGATGGGCGTATCCCCTATATCGTCGCCAATATTAGCCAGTTTGTGCTCTAATTCCGCCGTCTTGAACTTATCATTGAGTGAGGCAAGTTCAACAGAACTGTAATTTTCCTCACCTAAAAAAGCTTTGAGCACATCCAAAATAGTGGATTTTCCATTCCTGCCGGAGCCCGAATAGGACAAATGCCTTGTGATAAAGGGCGTGTTTGGCGAGTAAATAACCCACCATTTCTTCAAATAGGTTGAAAAGCTCCGTGTCCTGCTGAAATACATTCATGAGTGTTTGTTCTAAAAGGTCGTGAGTAGGGGCGAGGGGTCATAGTAAACAGGTAACTGTGAGAACTCAATTATGTCGGGTGTATGTGGTAAAAGTTCACCCGTGAGTAGATTCACTCGCCCGTTCAATACNTTCACGACTTCTCTCTNGATANNAATATCCTCNGGATCGANNGTNGTCACATCTTGAATATACCGCTTCACCTCGTTTTGTTGCCTGATATTACAAGCCTTATACATTGATCGCATCTCGCGCTCAATTGAGCGTTCTCTGTTCTGGTAATAACCGTTTCTGTAGGTGTAAANGNTACCGTGATAGGTGATCACTTTAAGCCCTTCGAGTAGAGCTTCGGCGAATTTCCAATGGAGAAACTTCTTGTCGTCGAAAAACTCACTGATTACTGCCGCTTGCCCCGCTTCAAAAAAGGCTTCGTCCCGCAGGATAACTTCTAGTTCGTCCTTTGGTAGGGGGTCTTTAAGCACATAGTCATTGATAAGAGTTAGAGTTTCCCTCACTTGTTCGTTAGTAAAGCCTCTTGTTTGCAACACGCCGCTGTAGCGAAATAGAGCGTCGTTACGGGAACCTTTCTCCATGTTGGGGAAGTCAAACTCCTCTTTGTACTTTTGACCGTGGATGATTTTGAGCCAAAC